TCTAACTACGCTGCTTTTGCTTGGGCAGGCGGAGGCGGTGGCGGAGGTTCTTTACTTAACTGGTCAAAAAATGGTGGTGCTGGCGGTGGCGGTGGCTATGGTTATTATCACGGTAATGTTACTGGTGGAACAGGTTATCCTTACTCCGTAGGTGGTGCAGGAAGTGGCGGAGGAGTGGGTTCTCCTGGAAGTGCAGGCGGTGCTACGACTTTTACAAATTTATTTACAGTTAATGCTGGAGGTGGAGGAAATGCTCCATCTATGAACGCAAATGGAAATACAGGCTCTTCTGGAAGTGCTCCAGGAGCTGCTATAGTATTTTCACCTAAAACTTTTATGATAGTAAGTGCACTAGGTAATGGTGGAGCTGGAGGCCAGCATATTGAACCAGGGCAAAACCAAAACCCGGGTTCTCCTGGAAATGCAGGTGGAATTATATTTTACGAAAATAGTTTAACATAAGGTAAAAAAATGGCATATTGTATATTAAACCCAAACGAAACTAATAAATTAAATATCCATAGAATTGCTGAAAATGATTTAGAAAAAAATTTATTTCATTTAACGGAAGAATTTATTACTATTGATATATCGGACGAAGATTTTAATAAAATAAAAATAAGAACTCATTTTTTAGCTTCTTATTCGGAACAAAATGGTTATGTTTTACAAGCTCATGAAACTAATGATCTTGGTATAATTAATAAAGAAACTCTTCAAAGCCATTTAAATTATTTAAGTTCTACAATTGAGAATTGCTTAACTGTTAATCAAAATAGTTCAGTCAGATCTTTTTGGGAAACTTATAAAGGTGTAATAGATAATTTTGATGTAGAAACTTTAACTTACCCAACTTCATTTTCTTGGGAAAAATATTGTCAAGATAACGCAATTCCTTTTAAAAGTATTTTACAACTACCTTAACTTCTTGTATAAGAAGTTATGTTTTTTAAAAATATAACTTTTAGTGCACCTAAAGAATATTTAAATTATAAAGAAGATTATCCAAAACCTATTCAATTAAACATACCTAATTGGTTCAAAGATTTACAACACACAAAAAATAATTTTACGGTCAAAGGTTGTATACCTTTTTTAGAAACTTTAAAAATAGGATATGTTTTAAGTTTGCCTCAAGATTTTATTTTACAATATGACTCATTAGGAGAAATGAATTTTCAACCCTCTCAAGAAACAGATAGTAAATTACCTTTAAACAAACGTGGTATTTATCACATACATCCAGTAAAACAATTTGAAGGCTCTCCTATACAAAAAACTAATTTAAACTTTTCAGTTAACAAAATAATAAATCCATGGATAATTAAAACACCTCCTGGATATTCATGTTTATTTACGCCCCCATTAAATAACACAGATGATAGATTTAATATTATTCCTGGTATAGTAAATACTGACACTTATGATCAACCTATTAATTTTCCATTAAGTGTCAATGGTGATAAATACCCTAGTCAAGATACTTTATTAAAAAAAGGAACTCCATATGTTCAAATAATACCTTTTAAAAGAGAATCGTGGAAAATGAAAATAAAGACTTATAATATTAAAAAATATGATTATAATATATATAACTTTTTTTTAAAAACTTTTCATAAATATAAAAACAAATTTTGGACAAAAACTTTATGGAAATAAATAAATATATACTTGAGTTTGAAAATATTTTAGCGGAAAATGAATTTAATATATTTCAAAAATGTATAAATGATAATCGTTTTGTTTTTAATCCCGCTCAAGTGTATTTAACAAACAATAGAGATCAAACTTTAAATACAGAACTTAGAAAAACAGAGTCTTTTCCTTTTTTTAATTTAGGAGTAGATAGTATTACAGCAGTGTATTGGGCAAACAAATTCAAAGATATTTTTAACAATAAAATTAAAGAATATTCTAAAATTACAAAAACAGAAATTAATGCAAAAGTAAATACTATTGAATTATTAAAATATCAAGAAGGTGGTTTTTTTATAAAACATGTAGATCATGGTACAAAATCACCAAGAACTTTAAGTTTTATTTATTTAGTTAACGATGATTACGAAGGAGGCGATTTAGTTTTTAAATTACCTTATGGAGAAAATTTAAAAATTGAAATAAAAAGAAATAAACTTTTAATTTGGCCAAGTAATTTTTTATATCCACATGAAGTTTACAAAATAACGAAAGGTATTAAATATTCGGTAGTAGCATGGGCACTTTAGGTAAAGATTTTAATTATTTAAAAATAGAAAATTTTATTGATGAAGATATACTTGATGTTTTAAAATATTATTGTGATATGAAAAATAGAGTTATAGATGAAAGATATATAGTAACAACTGACCCTAAACATAAAATATCTTGTGCTGAATTGTCTTATTATGGAGAGCCTTTAATGGATTCAATTTTATTACATTCTCTTAAAAAAGTAGAACAAAACACAAATAGAGTTTTGCTACCCTCTTACTCTTTATGGAGAACATATACTTATGGAAGTTATCTTTTACCTCACATTGATAGACCTTCTTGTGAAATAAGTGTTACAGTTCATATAGGAGGAGATGGAACAGAGTGGCCGTTTTATATAGAAGATACTTTTATCAATACCAAACCAGGAGATGGTATAATTTATTTAGGAACTAAACTTACACATAGTAGAAAACAATTTTTAGGTGATTACCAAACTCAACTTTTTCTACACTATGTAGATGCGAACGGTAATTATAAAGATTTTGAAAAAGACAAAAGAGCAACCTTTGGGATAGTTAGATGAGATTTATACAAAATGCAGATGATGGTAGTTGTAGAATAATTTTTTCAGAACAAGAAAAAAAAATAATTAATGAAAAAGGAGAGTTTACATTAGATGCAATGGCATTAAGACATTTTAGTAATAATTTAATGAGAATAGTTCATGAGTTTTATAAACTTTTTCCAGAAGAAGTAAAAAAATCACAAACTTTTGAAGACTCAGAGTGTGAAGGAAAATAGTGTCTTTTAAGTGTATAAATAATTTTATTGAAAATGAAAAAACTAGAAAGATAGATTTTATTTTAAATTTACCTTCTTTTCCCTGGTACAGAACATCTTATAAAAATACTTTAACTCACATTTTATTTGAGGATGGAAAACCTATAAGTTCTTTTATCGATTTATTAGACGGATTTCCAAATGAAATAAAAGAAAATATTATTTTTTCTCAAGTTTTTTTAATTTATAAGACAGATAAAATTGAAAATGTTTTTAAAAAACCTTTTGAAGACAAAGTTGATCAATCTACAAATTTAATTTATTACATGAATAGTTGTGACGGAGAAACATTAATAGGATCTGTTACTAAATTTAATTCTGTTCAAAACAGAGCAATATTTTGTTCCCCTCATTTATCTATAAATGAGACTAATTGTACAGACAAAGATTTTAGAATTATTTTATATATAACATATAAGAATGAAAATAATTAAAAATTGATGAAAAAGAAAATAACCAACTTACACAAACAACAGTGTTTTTCACCCTAGATAAAGATACTTTAAGTATATTGATGGATAGTGTATAATACTGTCATGCCTTTAACAAATGTACAGATAAGACCAGGATTTAATAAACAAGTTACAGAAACCGGAGCCGAAGGGCAGTGGACAGATGGTGACTTTGTTAGATTTAGATATGGTCTACCAGAAAAAATTGGTGGGTGGGAGCAGATAACTGGTTCTACTTTAGTCGGAGCTGTTAGAGAACAAATGGTTTGGGCAGATTTAGATGGTAGAAAATATGCTGCTTTAGGAACTAACAAAGGATTATTTATTTATTACGAAGGTGCTTTTTATGATATCACTCCTCTTGATACAGCAATTACAGGTGCAACATTTGATACCACAGATACTTCAGCTACTGTTACCGTAAACAAAGTATCGCACGGATTACAAGCAGGTGATTTATTTACTTTTACTTCTGTAACTCCTCCATCTGGAGCTGGTTATGTAGCGTCTGATTTTGAAACAAATACATTTCAAGTAGTGACTGTTCCTGATGCAGACACTTTTACAATAACAATGGCCACCGCAGCAACTGCAACAACTTCTGCTAGTGGTTCAGCAACAATTAACCCATACGCAACTGTAGGTCCTTTGTCTCAAACCTATGGTTATGGTTGGGGCACAGGCTCTTGGTCTAGAGGCACTTGGGGTTCAGCATCTACGACTTCATCAGTAGTATTAGATCCGGGTTCATGGTCATTGGATCACTTTGGTGAAATACTTATTGCAACAGTTAAAAATGGTAAAACATTTCAATGGAGTCCGATACATTCAGATCCATCTGCATTAACAACTAGAGCTACAGTTGTTAGTGGTGCACCTACAAAATCAGTTATGTCTATTGTATCTGAAAGAGATAGACATTTAATCATACTTGGCACTGAAACTGTAATTGGTGATCCAACAAAACAAGATAAAATGTTTATAAGATTTTCTAATCAAGAAACTTTATCTGATTATGCACCTACTTCTACAAATACAGCAGGAACATTTAGATTAGATTCTGGTACTAAAATTATAGGTGCAGCTAAAGCTAAAGATTACATATTAATATTAACTGATACCTCTGCTTATATAATGCAGTTTGTGGGAGCTCCTTTTACATTCTCTATTAGACAAGTAGGATCTAACTGTGGTGCTATTGGTCAACATGCAATGAAATATGTTAATGGTAGAGTATGGTGGATGGGTCAATCAGGAGGATTTTTTGTTTACGATGGTACAGTTAAAGATGTACCATGTTTAGTAGAAGATTTCGTATTTACTGATGATGGTAACAATCTTGGAATAAATTATAATTCTGGAGAAATTGTTTACGCAGGTTTAAATAATCTATATGAAGAAATAACTTGGTTCTACGCTAAATCAGGTTCTGAAAAAGTAGATCGAATGGTGGCTTACAATTATACTGAAAATACTTGGACAACTGGATCCTTATCTAGAACTTCTTGGCACGATGCTACTTTGTATGATAATCCATATGCAACTAAATTTAATTCAACAGGCACTCCTACTTTTCCAACTATACAAGGAGTTACTAATGTAAATGGAGCTTCTATTTATTATGCACATGAAATAGGTAATAACGAAGTAGATTCTACCGGTGCTAAGACTGCTATTCCAGCATTTATACAGTCAGGAGATTTTGATTTAGCAGTTGAAGGAGATGGTCAGTTCTTTATGAGTATGAAAAGATTTATACCAGATTTTAAATTACTAACGGGTAATGCTGAGGTAACTATTAAACTAAGAAGATATCCTAGCGACACAGCTACTTCTTCACCTCTGGGTCCTTTTACAGTAAATAGTTCTACTGAAAAAATAGATACAAGAGCAAGATCTAGATTTGCTAGTTTAAAAATTGCAAATACTTCTACAGATCAAGATTGGAGATTTGGTACCTTTAGAGCAGATATACAACCTGATGGAAGAAGATAATGGCTAGAATCAATATTAATATTCCTGAACCTACTTCAGAATACACTGAAGAAAATCAAAGACAGGTTGCACAATCTTTACAAACATTAAAGGATAAATTAAATACTTCTTATCAAGAAGAATTAAAACAAGAAGTCGAAAGAGTTTCTTGGTACACAATGAGATAATATGAGTGGATGTAATAATGTTAATGTAGAACCAACGGTTATTGGTGGTGGAAATGGATCAAATGCTTATGATGCATTTGGAAGACTAAGAGTTTCTAATCCATTTACTAT